CTAATTATTTTTTATACCCCACAAATATTCGTATAATTCTACCAATCGTTGTATAAACTCTCTTGTAGATATAGTGTAAGCCGTAGGATTACCTTCCGGTGTAACGTTATTTGACAATAACCACGTATACCATGAATAAGTATTATCCTCATCTGTTGTGTACACTCTGAATTTCAGGGTACCGTATATCTCATCCATTTCATCCTCTGTATACGACACAGTCTCCTTTGGGTTTAACATTTTTTGTTTTGAATTCAGGTAGATAGACCAGGCGGATTCAACTATCAACTAATTTAAATCCTTTTTTTTTCTTCATGACAATAAGTAATAGAAACCAATTCAAAATGCAGGCGGTAGATATTATTGTTGACCTGGAACAGCACGACATCATACTCGATGACAACGGCGATATGCTTATCGGTCCTTCTGACACGCAGGAGCGACAGATGCTGATGCTCTGCGGCAAAGGTGACTTGTACCGCTATCCTACTACGGGAGTAGGGATAACGGAGTATATCGGAGCGATAACGGAAAAAACACAATTATATGACATCATCAACCAACAGTTACATAACGATGGAAAACAGCAAAAGGCAACAGAGTGAGAGTCATCTCTTCTTCTATACCGAGGTAAACGGGTGGGACAGTAAGGCGTTTCTGCGCCGGTTGCACTACTTGGAGAACGAGGTGCGCCCCTCTCTTATCACCATACATATCAATTCCTGCGGCGGTTCGTGTGTGGAGGGCATCGGCATCTTCGCCGCCGTGCGCAACAGCCCCGTCCGTACCCGTTGCATCATCGACGGCATCGCAGCCTCTATGGCTTCGGTGATATGGGCGGCAGGTGATGAGCTGTATATGCGCGACTATGCCTTGCTGATGATTCATAACCCCTTTCTTCCTGATTCCGATGACGATAGCATGTCGCCCGCGGTGACGGCTTTCCGCAGTCAACTGAAGACGATATATATGCGTCGTTTCGGGTTCAGCGAAGAGAAGGCAACAGAGATAATGAACGGAGATGAAGGCATGGACGGCACCTTCTTTACGGCTGCGGAGGCAGTACGCGAAGGGTTCCTGCCACAAGACCATGTCATACATACTCCTCAGATTATAAACTTTAAAAATTTTATCATGGACAAAAAGAATTTGCGAGAGGTGGCCGCCATGTTAGGCATGGACGCCGCCGCTGCTGACGATGAGGCACTGGTATGTGCCAAGATCAGCGAGACGATGGAACAGATGAGGGCTCAGATGCAGGAGAAAGACACGTTGTTGGCAGGCAGTACACAGACGGTGGCCAACCTGCACGACCGTGTGAAAGCTCTGGAGACGGAGGTAGACGGATACCGAAAGGAACGTGAGCAGGCTCTGCAGGCAGAGATAGACAGTGTGGTGGATGAGGCTATCCGCTCTTGTAAGATAGAGAAGGCGATGCGCGCCGACTGGGTGACGATGGCACAGGCCAACCTGCCGCTGGTGAAGAAAGTGCTCGACAGCATCCCGGGAAAGGTGGATATCCGACAGGCTATCGCTGCCGATCCCGACAACCAACAGATGGTGAGGGAGAGCATGAAGGATGCGGAGGCGCTGCTGCAGGAGAAGGTAGACGCCGTAGTAGGAAAAGATTTTAAGTTTTTGAAATAATTATCGTATCATGGGAACATTTAATTTCGGACAAGGAGAGAGTAACTACACGGGTGAGGTGCTTGAGGATCTTATCACCTACACCGCGCAGGAGAACGAGACGTACAAAAACGGTTTGGTGCACGTCAAGTCGGGCATACAGAAACGTTACACGTTGCCGGGCGTGTCGCTGAAGAAGATCATACAAGACCGTAAGCCTACGCCCGATGCCTCGGTGGGCGAGTTTACGTTTGCCGAGAGATATCTCGAGCCAAATGATTTTATGGTCTATATCGAGTTCAACCCTCGCGATTTCGAGAACTACTACCGTCCGTTCCAGCCTACGGGTAATCTGGTGTTCCGCACCCTCGACCCGAAGGTGCAGGCGGTGATGCTTCGACAGGTGATGGAGAAGAAATCGGAATATATCAACACCGCGATATGGTGTGCCGCCGACAGTGACACGGCAGGTAAGATAACCAATGCCAGCGGCGAGGGCGACTCTTTCATCGGTAGTGAGATAGAGGCAGGCGCGATGAAATATTTCAACGGTGCCATCGCCCGAATGTTACTCAATGTGAATGCTGATCCAGATACGGAAGATGCGAAGTCGGGAAAGGTGACTCTCACCAGTGACTCTGCCTTTGAGACGGGAGAAGATGTGAGAAAAGAGATGTATAACATGTACCACGTCTGTCAACCTAAGATACGAAGGAAGAGGGGACTGACGTTCGTCATGGACTACGCGACATGGGACAAGTACGATGCTTACATGTCTTCGCAAGGCTATAAGTATACCGACGACCGCAAGGAGAACCAGCTGATGTTCCGCGGACATCGTATCATCCCTATGGCGGCACTGCCTGAGAACACTATTATCCTAGGCAATTTCACTCCCGATGCCGACTCTTCACTGTGGATGGGTATCGACTACAGCAACGATGAGAACGTCGTGGTGGTAGACCGTCTGCAGGCCAACTCTGAGCTTTATTTCCTGAAAGTGCTGTTGAAGATGGATGTCAATATCGTGCGTCCGTCGGAGATTGTCGCCCATCTTCCTTATCTCTATATCGGTTAACGTTATGGCAACAAAGACAGCATTAGGTGGGGTCTTTATGACCGATATAACGGGGAATATGAGTACCACTGCCGTGACGAGCACCGAGAACGTGTGCGGCATGATCTTCGACGTGTCCTCGCAGGAGGAGTACGACAGCATCTTTGACGGCAGCGCGGCGGCGCAGCATTTCCAGGACGGACAGGTGGTGGAGCTCACTTCTTCCAAGGATCTCGACGACTACGGCATTGACGAGTCTCTGATGTGGGGACTGCCCTACTATCATATCTCGCAGTTCTTCACCCTCGTGGGTGAAGGACAGCGTCTCTTCGTGTCGTTCTCCATGTCGGCAGGCAAGGATATGTCGGCGATAAGCAGTATGCAGAACGCTGCCAACGGCATCATATATCAGATAGGCGTATGGACGAATGTATGTCTCTGCGATGATGAGCTATACGGCAGCGGCGAGTACCCCGTCGTAGACGGTGGACTGCTCACTCTCTGTCAGCAACAGGCGGAGATACTGGGCGGTAAGGTGGGCGTGACCAATTTCGAGGGCAACTCCCCCGTCAATATCCTTATCACGGCACCTGTGGTGGGTGGTATCGACTGTGACTACCAACGACTGCCCGACCTCTCTTCGATGGGTATGGAGAAGATCTCTGTACTGCTCGGACAGGCGTCTAACACCGCCACGCATGCGTTGCAATTGCAACTGTGTAAGCATCTGCAGCATCATCCTGTGGTAGGTTGCGTGGGTGCCGCCTTGGCTATGCTCGCCAAGGCACCTGCCAACAAGAGCATCGGTTGGGTGGGAGGTTATAATCTCTCGGCGGTGATGACCGACGCAGAGTTGGGCTTCGGCTGTCTCGACTACGATGATGACGGATGGACCGCCGACACCTCGTTTACCGCTATATCGGCACTGGGTTACGTGCGTCGCAACAGTTACCTGCATCAGAAAGGTTATATCTTTCTCACTCCGTATGAGGGCATGGAGAAGGGTGTCTTCTTCTCCAGCGACCAGACACTGTCTACGGGCGACTACCGCAGCATCGTGCGTTGCAGGGTGATGCACAAGAGTCGTAGGGTGGTACGCTTGGCTCTGCTCGGTTGGGTGAACCAGGACTGGACGGTGGATGCCGCTACGGGACAGCTGTCGGCGGCGGATATCTCGGTGATAAAAAACAGAGTCCTGGAGGCGATAGACAAGAACATGGTGGAGCCTGTGACGCGAGGACAGCAGATAAGCGGTAGGGCGTGCGAGATAGACGCCACGCAGAACATTCTGGAGAACGATGCCCTGGAGATAACCTACTACCTCGTTCCCCGCGGCATCTCCATGGGTATCTACGTCACCGAAGGCTTCGTAACAAGTACAACATAAACATAACGCGTATGGCACAGATAGATAATGTAGCTTACAGCTGGTCGATGATCCAGCTTAAATCGAGTATCCTCGGTGATCAGGGCGGTGAGAACGGTCTGTTTATCGACTGCACTGCGATAAAATGGTCGGCGGTGCGTAAGGTAGCCAACAACTACGGTCTTGGCGGTCAGCCCCGTTCCCGCGGTTTCGGTAATGTGGTATATAAGGCCAGCATCCGTCTGCCTTATTCCACACAGCAGATGTTGGCCTCGCTCGGTAAGGGCACCCTTCTCTCGCTCGGACAGTTTGACCTAGTGATATCGTGGGGCAACGACCTGGCGGAGAGTGTCACCACGGAGACCTACACACTAAAAAACTGTATCTTCAACGAGAGTGCTATGGAGGTGAGTCAGGATGATACGAGCATAGAGCATGAGTACGACCTCAACCCCTTCCGTATCTATAGCTCTTCGGCACAGGCCTATAACGTGAGTTGGTCGCACGAGCTGTATCCTAAATTGTAACCGCCATGGACACGTATCAACAGCGGTACCTCACAGACGACGATTATCTGGCTTTGGTGAGCGAGGAGCATTTCGTGCAACTCGTCCACGGTCAGAGTCGCCGTCTGCTGCAGGCGGAGACGATGGCAGAAGCGAAGGTCATGGCAGCGCTCAATCAGTATTACGAGGTGCGCGAGGAACTGGAGAAGGGTAGGGCGGCACAACCGATAGACCCCGATAACGACCCCCGCTGTGGTAGTCTGGTGACGTATATGACGATGCTCGCGGTGTATTACCTGCATGCTATCATCAGTCCCCGGAATATCTCTGAGACGCGGAAAGAGATGTATCGCGATGCCCTGCAGTGGATAGACGATGCGGCACACCTGCGTGTCAATCCCCAACTGGTGCGACGCAAGGATCCTAAGACAGGAGAAGACAAAGACGACTGGACTATGGCGTCGTTCTCCAATGACAAGATCGTTTTGGACAATAATCCGTGGTGGTTCTGACATGATGACCGTAAGCACTATTATCCCCCGTTGGATCGTCCGCAGCGACCTCTTCTCGTCGTTGCTCCTGGGACGAGGACGATGGCATGAGTTCTTCGCTATCATGCACTACACCATACACCTCACCACACCCCTGTTGTCGATAGAGAAACACCTGCCGTTGCCCCTGCCGCACAGTACCACGGTGAGCAACGTGCAGAAGACCTACTACAGTAATGTGTGGAACAGCAGCTCCACCGTCTTTCACCATTCGTGGCAGTCGTACGACCAACGGGTGTTCAACAACAGCATGCAACGGTTTAACAGTATCCTGCAGCAGTTGCAGGACAGCAGCGTGCAGATAAGTACCGAGAACCGTAATATCCTGCGGTCGGCCTACCTTCGGCAACCGGCGGAGGAGCATCATAACCATTTTACCATCAACGTGAATATCGATACTATGCATGCCGCCGACCGTGACGAGGTGGAGCGCGTGGCAGAGGCTATAGCCGATATCCTGGATAAAGAATGTCGTCATGAGATATGGTAGAGTATTAACTAGTCAAGGAGCGTTCGCAGCCCTGGATATCATGGGTCATCTCTGTAGAGATGCCCTGATGCTGTATGTCGACACCGCCACCACTACGATGGTGTGGTACGACTGTTGCGCCCTCATCGACGTCTCCTCGCGTCGTAACGTGGTGCTGCAACCCGTGCAGGGACGCGACTACAGTCGTAAGGAACTCATCTCAAGTGGTGACAACCTCTTTCACGTCAGCGGACGTATCGTCTGTCCTAATGCCGAGGAATACCCCGCTGCCGATGTGCGCGTGTTTCTCAATATGATGCGTTACGACGGAGTGGTGAACGTCAACAACGAGGTGATAGACCAATACGGGGTGAACAGACTGCTTATCACCGACTATCGTCTTGAGAACGAGCGAGGGATGAAAAACGTGCAACCCTATACCTTCACTGCCGTGGGCATGCGTCCTGACAACGAGGTGGAGGTGACGGGAGATATACTGAATAACGACAGCAACCATGCAGCAAAACTATTCCGACATAACCTGTCTTAGTCACCAAGGTGAGACCGACAGACTGTATACTCTGACCTGCAGCATCCGTATCTGGAACGACGACGAGAGCATCGAGATACACGAATGTCAGGATATCGAGATAGAGAGCAGTTACCGACGATTGGTGGGTACCGCCGTGTTGAGTATCCCCTACAGTGCCCTGTCCTCCTACCGCACGTTGATAGGCAGTAGGATAGAGTTGAGGCTCGGTTATGATAGTGCCGACCTCGTCTTCAGCGGTTATGTGGTACGATGCACCGTCGACATGGTGACCGTTTTGGAATGTGATGACCTTTTGTCGGTGCTCCGTCAGCGGAGTCTGCCTATGACGCCCACCTTTCGCAGTCTCACCGCCGCCGATTTCCTCGCTAGCGGCAGTCGTTACGATGTGTTGCGCGGTACAGGCATCATGTTGCATCCCCACTGTGACTGTAACTCGATAGTAGTAGGTGTAGTGGATCTCTGCGCCTATTACAGCGTCGCCGACCTGTTGGAAGGATGGCAGAAACGCGGTATCATGAGTTACGGCGTGTTACAGTCTGACGGTACGATGCTGTTGCGCGTCGGTTATCTCTCGTTACCCTCGGGCAGCGAGCTGAACACCACCGACCGCCGTCTGCTGTCATACACAGACAAGACATCGGTGGAGGTCATACAGTCAGATTTCGACGTACCTTCGGGAGGCGATAACCTTAAGTCCACGCACGTAGACAAGCGTTATGTAGCGGTGCGCGTCATGGGTGTGTTGTCAGACGGCAGGTATTACCGTTCCACCGTGCGTTATGCCGCCCGAGGGAGCAGTAAGTATGAGTTTGTCAACGAGCACGCCCCTCGCAGTAGGCGGAGTCAGAAACGTAAGGGAGGCAGTCGCGGTAAGTCGTCGGCCACGGTAAAAGCCCATCAGGACATGCGCGACTACCTTGTCTTGCCCCTTTATTCCACGCATACAGGCGGTAGTGAGACACTTTTTCGTCAGGAAGCCATCGCGGCACTGTCACGTTATGCCGGAGGAGGAGTAGGAGGCACCCTCACCACTTTCGGTGACGTGGCGGTGCATCCCGGTGATGTAGTAGGATATATCTGCAGACATCATGAGGCGAAGACCGGTTTTTACCTTGTCGAGGGCGTTCGAATCCGTTTTGGTGTGCGAGGTTACCGTCGTGACCTTGTCATGCCTTTTAAATATGCTGATTTAAGTTATACTAGTGATGAGTGACATAGCGAGACAGATACAGCAGTTGGCCCTGCGCGGGTATGTAGAGAAAGACGGAGCCTTGGCAGGTACGGCGAAGGTAAGCGGTTATGTGTGCGGCATCCACAGCGATGATGAAGCCGATGAAACTTTGCGTGGAACTATCGACGTACAGGAATACAACAGTGACGGTGATGAGTTACAGACGGGAGAAGGTTTTCACGAAGGAGTGCTTATCACTGCGCCTTATACAGGTAGTGGAGCCTATAGACTGATACCCCGTATGTATTCCGAGGTAGTGATAAGCAAGGACCCCGTGAGTCAGCGGGAGTATGTAGTGTTGTTCTCACATGTAAGGGTCGTTGAGGCTTTGTCGAGTGAGAAGATTACCCTCGGTGTTACTCCTACCGAAGATTTTCATGAAGGTGACAGCGGTGCTGATGTTGGCGGTCTGACGGCCGTAGGTGATGAAACCTCTATAGTAATGAAAGATGACAGCAGTATCACGATGACAGCCGACAGCTTGTCGTTACAGGGCAAGAGTATCGTGTTGGGAAGCGGTAGTGACAGCATGGTATTAGGGGATAAGCTCTCCGAGTGGTTATCCGATCTGTGCAGTGCCATCAGCGCCATTACCGTCAACACCCCGCATGGTGTCTCGTCGGTGCCGCTTAACGCCCAGCAGTTTAGTGCTTTAGCGTCGAAACTGCAGGAAATTTTGTCAGAAACAGCGAAGCTTAGTTAGTTGATAATGGATAATGGATAATTTTTTATTAACAGCTAAAATAATAAAAAATGGGAAAAGATGGATAAAATACAGGCGTAAACGGGCGAAAGCCCGAAAAGGGTGGGTGGGCAAAAAGAAAGGCCGCAAGGGCGGCCTTTCTCAATTTAGATGCGTAGTACCTATATTACATATAAGGTGATTGCTGGTTGGTAAAAGCATCCTCCACGACTTTCTGAATCCATGTTGTAGGTTCGGAAAGTCGAGGGTCATACTTCTTCCTGTTTTTAATCACGCGACAGATACATTCACCGCATACATCATCGATCTTTTCTTTGTCGTAGCTGTACCTGTTTACCGCATCTCTGACAACTTTCATCAACACTTTAACTGCATTTCTATTTTTGTCTTCTACCCCGTTACGGAGAAGATCTAAGAGGCCATCATTTTGATTAATAAAATGTTTTACCATCGTATAAATATATATTTAATATATACCGTGCACTATTGCTCGGCATTTGTTCTTGTCCTCTCATGGTTAAAATCCGAAAAGATGGGGGTTATTTTCGTACAAAGGTACTAAAAATAGTTGATAATGGATAGTTGATAATTGATAATTATAAAAAAATCTCCGAAGCTTTTGCTCCGGAGATTTTTTAATAGATTTATATAAATAAATGACTAACTAATGAAATTACTTCTGAACGAACTTCTGACCGTTCTTGATAACAACGCCGTTGTAGTTAGAATCAACTTCCTGACCTGCGAGGTTGTATGTGCGACCGTTAGTCTTAACGTTCTCGTTAGCACCGTTTACCTCATTGATACCTGTTGGATCTACTGTTGGGTCACCACCTGTCTTGTCACCATGCCAGTATCCGTAGATGTTGATTACGTGGTTGCCACCGAAATCTTCATCAGCAAGCTGTGCACATTTTTTGTCACTTATTACCGTATTGTAGTAGTTGACGAGCCAAGTCCATGACATCATGTTGGATGCGCCTTTTACGATTTCCTCGTTCCACTCGTACTGTACGTTCTCCTTAGTCTCCTTGTCGACGTAATAGTATGCTCCGTTCTCCTTCATAGGAACGTACCAGCCGTCGAATGTTAGAGTATCATACTTGACAGTGTCAGTGAGCAGGTAATCAACGAGAGTGTCGTTGTATGTTATGTA